GCTCTACCATACATTATAACTATCGATAAATCTTCACAAGAGATTTTGGCTATTAGACGTAATTGGCGGCCAGAGGACAAGAACAAGCAGAAGCGTAGCCATTTTGTCCATTATGGATATGTGCCTGGCTTTGGTTTTTATTGCTTTGGTTTGATCCATTTGATTGGCGCATTTGCTAAATCAGGTACATCAATTCTTCGTCAGTTGGTTGATGCGGGTACGTTGTCTAACTTGCCTGGTGGTTTGAAGACAAAGGGTATGCGCGTTAAGGGTGACGACACACCTATCGGCCCAGGTGAATTCCGCGATGTTGATGTGGCGTCTGGAACTATCCGCGATAACATTTTGCCGTTGCCGTATAAAGAGCCAAGCCAAGTTCTGGCTCAGTTGATGAATCAAATTGTAGAAGAAGGCCGTCGCTTTGCTTCTGCTGCCGATATGAAAGTATCGGACATGTCGGCTAACTCCCCAGTTGGTACGACGCTAGCAATTTTAGAGCGCACTCTTAAAGTAATGTCTGCGGTGCAAGCCCGTATTCATTATTCGATGAAACAAGAGTTCCGTTTATTGCGCGACATTATTCGTGATTGTACGCCGCCGGATTATTCTTATGAACCGGTAGATGGAACGCGGGCAATCAAACAGTCTGATTATGATCAGGTAGATATCCTTCCTGTTAGTGATCCGAATGCGGCAACAATGTCGCAGAAAGTTGTGCAGTATCAAGCGGTTATGCAGATGGCGCAGCAGGCTCCGCAGATTTATGATTTGCCGGAACTTCATAGACAAATGTTGACTGTTCTTGGAATTAAAAACATTGGCAAGCTCATTCCTACAGAGGACGATGAGAAGCCAAAAGATCCTATTAGTGAAAACATGGCGATGCTTTCTGGCAAGCCTCTTAAAGCTTTTATCTATCAGGATCAAGAAGCGCACATCACTGCGCACATGGCGTTCTTACAAGATCCAACTACTGCGCAAATGATTGGTCAAAACCCAATGGCACAGCAGATGGCGGCATCTATGCAAGCACACGTAGCAGAACACTTTGGCTTTCTCTATCGACAAAAGATTGAGCAAGAACTTGGTGCTCCGTTGCCTGAGCCTGGTGAAGAGATGCCTAAAGATGTTGAGTTGCAAATTTCTCGTTTGGTCGCTAAGGCTGCAACACAGCTAACGCAGAAGAACCAGCAACAAGCAGCTCAACAACAAGCGCAGCAACAACAGCAAGATCCAATCATCCAGATGCAAATGCAGGAACTTCAAATCAAGGCGAAGGAAGCTGATACCAAAGATCAGAAAGCCCAAGCAGATGCCGCGATCAAAACCGCGCAACTTGAATTGAAGAAGGAAGAAATTGCTTCGCGTGAACGTATTGTTGCGGCCCAAATAGCTTCAACAGAAGAGATCGCAGGAGCAAAGATTGGTGTTGATGTTGGTAAGCAGAAAGATGACCGCGAGCGTTTTGAGTTAGATCAAGAAGCTCAAGGGATACAAATGGGAATGCAGATGGGCGAAAAACTATTTGGGCAAAAACCAAATGGAAATCCTACTAAATCAAACACGACAAAAGGTGAATGATGGACAAGGTATTGGAAGTAATACTTTCACAGATACGTGAAAGACGAGAGCAATTGGTTTTAGCTGTATCACAAAGCGCGGCTAAAGATTTTGCAGATTATCAAAAACTTTGCGGAGAGATACGAGGACTCTCTACAACTGAAGGTTATATCCTCGACTTAGCAAAACTTATGGAGCAATCAGATGAGTGAAATCGCCATCGCTACAGAAAGCGGTGAAATTTCTACGCTGCCACAAACAGCAGAAGAAAAAGCAAAACAACTTCCAACACCAACGGGCTATCACATTCTTGTGACTATTCCAGAGGCGGAAGACAAGTATGAGAGTGGACTCATCAAAGCTGATGAAACTCGACGTTTTGAAGAAGCATTGGCTACTGTCTTTTTTGTTATTAAGATGGGACCTGATTGCTATAAAGATGAAAAGAAATTTCCTACGGGGCCGTGGTGTAAAGAAGGTGATTTTATTTTAGCTCGACCAAACTCTGGCACGCGTTTAAAGATTCATGGCCGCGAGTTTCGTATGATTAATGACGATACGGTTGAGGGAACGGTAGATGACCCGCGTGGAATTTCTAGAGCTTAAGTTTTAATAATGCACAAGGAGCATACAAATGGCGACAAATAATATGGAGCGAACTGAGTTTGAATTTCCTGATGAGGTAGAGGCAAAGGAAGCAAAATCAGAGAAGAAAGAAAGTAATTTTGATTATGAGGTAGAGGACGATACGCCACCATCAGATCGTGGCCGCGAGCCAATGCCTAAAGAAATTGTGGATGAATTAGATAATGACGAGATGGAGGAATACTCCGAAAAGGTCAAAGTCAAATTAACGCAAATGAAAAAGGTTTGGCATGATGAGCGGCGCGAGAAGGAGCGTGCGTTACGTGAACAACAAGAGGCAATTAACTTTGCTCAAAAGATTCTTGAGGAGAATAAGAATCTTAAGCGCAAGGCAAGTACAACTGATGAAACATTAGTAAATACATACAAAACGTCAATTGAGCTAGAATTAGATGCAGCCCGTAGAGAATACAAGGAAGCGTATGATACGGGGGATTCAGATCAGCTATTAGCTGCGCAGGAAAAGTTGTCTAACGCCAACTACAAGTTACAAAAAGTAAAAGATTATCGACCACAGCCTTTACAAGAAGAGGACTTTAGTGTAAATAATCAGTTGCAACAGAAACAAGTAATTCATCCTGACCCAAAGGCAGTTTCGTGGCAAGAGCGAAATGCATGGTTCGGTGAGGATGAAGAGATGACAGCATCTGCACTTGGACTGCATGAAAAGTTAGTGAAACAACACGGTATGGCTTATGCCACCACCGACGAATATTACAAGCGCGTAGACGAAACGATGCGCCGGCGGTTCCCTGAATCGTTTGAAGGGCAAGAAGAACAGCCTGAAAAACAACGTTCAAAACCATCGAGTATTGTGGCACCTGCTAATAGAAGCACATCCTCCAAACGGATTGTTTTAAAACAGTCGCAAGTCAATATTGCGAAACGCCTTGGGTTAACAAATGAGCAATATGCTCGTGAGATTATGAAAATGGAGGCCAATAATGGCTGAAAACAAAGTTAGTCGTGAATTACAAACGCGTGCCGTTCAAGAGCGCCCAAAACAGTGGGCACCCGCCGAGCTTTTGCCTGAACCAGATAAGCAGCCCGGTTTCGCGTACAGATGGGTTCGTACTTCAACACTAAATAACGCTGACCCGCGTAACCTTTCGGCCAAACTTCGAGAGGGTTGGGAGCCAGTTAAGATTGAAGAACAACCGCAATTTCAACTGTTAATTGATCCGACAAGTCGGTTTAAAGACAACATCGAGATTGGTGGATTATTGCTTTGCAAAACCCCGATTGAGTTTGTAGAACAGCGGAATGCGCACTATGCGAAACAAGCTGAAGGCCAGATCGAGGCAGTAGACAATAATCTTATGCGTCAAAGTGATCCTCGTATGCCGCTGTTTAACGAACGTAAATCTACTACTTCGTTTGGCAAAGGCAAATAAACTTTTTTAGGAGCTAATATGGCTTATCCGATTATTTCAGCCCCTTACGGGCTAAAGCCAATCAATCTGATTGGTGGTCAGGTCTTTGCCGGCGCAACCCGACAACTACCTATTGCTGCTTCGTACACCACTGCTATTTTTAATGGCAGCGTTGTTACGCTTGTAGCTGGTGGCACGATTGAGAATTCCCCACTTGCTGCTGACACATCGCCTTTGGCTGGTGTTGTTGGTGTGTTCTTGGGTTGTTCGTATATCAATCCAAGTACCAAGCAACTGACGTTCTCACAATACTGGCCTGGCGTTTCTGGCGCTACCAATATTGAAGCGTTTATTACTGATGATCCAGACCAACTGTATCAAGCTGTTAACGTTGCTGGTACAACGGCAGATGATGTAACTTCTGGTCTGTTGCCTGCTTATCTGGGTCAAACGATGGTTGGCAGTAATGCCCGCTTGGTTTTGAACACTGGCTCAACAACTACTGGCAATGCAAAAGTTGGTATTTATAGTGCCGCTGGCGCTACTACTTCTTCACTGCCATTGCGTATTGTTGATGTGGTGCCTGACACTGCTAACTCGTCTGGTAACTTCGTTGAGTTCATCGTTAAGTTGAACTTTGGCTACCATTCGTACTATAACGCCACCGGCATCTAAGGAGCTAAATCATGGCTATTTCACGCGCACAACTACTTAAAGAACTGCTTCCGGGTTTGAATGCTCTGTTTGGTCTGGAGTATGCAACTTATGGTGAGCAACACAAAGAGATCTACGAAACTGAGACCTCTGAGCGTTCGTTCGAAGAAGAGACCAAGCTGTCTGGTTTCTCGGCTGCACCTGTTAAAAACGAAGGCTCCGCCATCGCTTATGACAACGGCCAAGAAGCATGGACCGCTCGCTACAATCACGAAACCATCGCACTGGGTTTCTCGCTGACCGAAGAGGCCATCGAAGATAACCTGTATGACAGCCTGTCGGCTCGTTATACCAAGTCGCTGGCTCGTGCTATGGCATACACCAAGCAAGTTAAGGCTGCTAATGTTCTGAACAATGGCTTCACCAATACCGCCGCTTATTACGGTGGTGATGGCGTGCCCCTGTTCTCGGCTTCGCACCCTATCGTGTCTGGTGGCACCAACAGCAACATTCCATCTACCGCTGCTGACCTGAACGAAACTTCCTTGGAAGCTGCCGTTATTCAGATCGCTGCATGGACAGATGAGCGTGGCCTGCTGATTGCTGCAAAACCTAAGAAGCTGATTGTTCCACCTGCACTGCAATTCGTTGCAACTCGTCTTCTGGAAACAGAACTGCGCGTTGGTACTAATGACAACGATATCAATGCAATTAAGAACAACGGTTCTGTGTCGGGTGGCTACACGG